ATAATCTGGTTCCGTTGTATGGACTGTCAGACCAGACTTTTGTAATCCACCTGATGCTCATAAATTAACTCCGCAATTCCAACAGTTATGCACCGCCGACTTTTTGCCTCGGTGAAGTTCAGTCTTTCGACCTGCCACATATTCAGGAAGAACATAAATCTTGCAACGATTTCGAGTTTCTGCGAGCCGTTGAATTTTCCCTGTTAAGTGGAGGACGGATAATACGCCACTTGCTGAACCATGGTGTAAACCTAGTTCATCAGCAATTTCTTTCCAAGTTGCTCCATGTTCATGCTGCATCCATAGATACATTAAGGCTTCTTTTTGACGTTTGCCAGTTTTGCCGTTTGCATCATCAGACCTTGCACGGTTCTCCGAAGTATCCGTTCCCGAATACCCCGAAGTTCCCGCGTAAGGCAATTCAGGCATTGACTGGTTCATCATTTGCCTCTTTAGTTGAAGATTCAACTACTGCAACTGCAACTTTGGATTGCGCTTCTTTAAATGAAAGACGCAAAGTTTCCAAAATGGTTGGCTCGATGTGTTCTTTATTGGTTGTTATGTATTGACCAATTTTTGCCAGAGTTTCGATGTCAGATGCCTGTGCTATTGCAGTTGCAAGCGCCTTTGTATCAACAACAACTTTTTCGGAGCGCTCGTATGATTGAGCATCTGGGTCAATATCGTCAGTTGGTAAACATAATGATTGAAGTAATGCTGTGCGAAACGCAACCGACATGGCTTTGGCTGTTGCTTTATCGCCAGCGTCCATTGCTTCTCCTACAACACTTGCTTTTAATGCATCACCGTCTGGACCCGCAAAAGTATAAGTAACTCGCACTTTTACATGACCCATGACTGTTCTATTCTTACCAATTTCAATTGATTCGTATTGGTAATCATCAACACATGGAACTACAACAATTCCATGTTTGCGTAGTGCTGGAGATACAGCATTAATAACAGAATCAATTCCGCGGAAATTAAATCCTTGAGAAGTGTTTTTGTCAGTTTTGCTAATGGCTCCAACATCTTTCATAACTTCGTTAAGAAGTTGCACGATTGTAGGCATTTACTTTTCCTCTCCTAGAGCAAATGAAACGGATGGTGTTGGTGGAACAACCCTGAGTCCAGGAATAATTTCACCTTGGGTTGATATTACCTGTAAATCTTCGGTAATCAAGTCATTGAGAGCCTTTTTGTTAATTTCGTGTTTTACCCGAACCAACTCAAGGTCATTGATTTTTGCCCATTCGATAAAGCCCTCTTCAGATTCAAATTCAATCTTTGGACGACCACCTGTGGTTTTGACTGTGCCATGGGGCAGGACTAGCGATTTGCGACCATTAGAGCGCTCCTGGAGCGCGTATGGGGTCAGGACCGCCTCAAAGTATGCGGCGTCCCGTTCTAGGGCTTCATTGACCGTTTTAAGCCATTCTGAGATGCGTTGTAATTCTGCCTCATGGATGGTTTTGTTTTCCGCTTGTTTGCGGCGGATACGGGCTAACTTTCGAACTGCCCATTCAGCCTTTTCATCGTCATCAACGCGAAAGCCTTCGGGTGCTGGTGCTTCGACTACTTCGAATTCGTCGATTGCTGGATGTGTCATTTATTGCTCCTCTCGTTTGGGGAGAGGATATAACACCCCAGTTGGGAATGTCAAATCTAAATGCCGAGAGCGCCCTTTAAATAGACGGTGCCAGTTATGATTGCTCCAATAAGGATTACTCCAATTGTTCGAACTACCCATTCTGAGCGTGATTCCATTTTTTCAAGGCGTTGAATCATGTGGTCATAAGTTACAGAAATTTTTTGTGAGTCAGCAGAATATACATCTCGTCTGACATAAGTTTCACCAATTGAGTTGTTAAGTTGTTTCATGCCATCGCTGAGTTCATCCAGCCTACGCATGATTTCCCCAAGGGTTACTTCGTGTTCCGTCATGGTTATTCCGTTTCGTATTTTGGGCGGGCAACTGCCATAACAAGAGAATATGGACGCTTTTTCTTGGCGCACATTCCACCATTTGACTGTGACCCCTTTGCTCCGTCTGGACTCGTATTACCTTCTAAACAAATTAAATTTTTTCCATCGTTGGATGCCACAAATCCCACATGGTCTGGTTCCGCGTCTGTATCAAATTGGAAAAATACAATATCGCCAGGTTTTGCTTGACCAACTGGAACTAACATTCCAGCCTTTGCAAAAGCCTTGAGTCCTGCATCGCAACCAGCAAAACCTTTTTTGCCAGTCATTTTAATTAAATCTAAAGCGCTTGCAAGTGAAAAACAATATGAAACAAACATTGCGCACCATGGCTGACCGTTAAGCCCATACCATTTGCCCATAATTGTGAGGTTATCGCCTTCTTCTGCATATTTTTCGTCTACAAACTTTTTTGCATGGGCAATAACATCGGCGGCTTTAGCCATTACTTAGCCGCTTTCTTGGCTGGAGCCTTTTTTGTTAGTTTTTTCATGCCTTCGGTTGCCGCAATTTCTGCGACTCGACCAAACGCTGGGTCTTTTTTATTAGCGTAACGAAGTGCAACAGGGAGGATAGAGGCAATACCCGCTGCAAGGATTCCCTTGGCTGTATCTGCGTCGAGGGCGAAAAGGTCGCCACCTGTTGCCATAAATGCTGTAACCATTGCTGCAAGAAATGAGCGTCCATAGGAAGCAAGCGCTGCTTTTTGTTGTGTTGTCATTTTAACTCCTTAGTTATGGATAAATAATACCTTATTGAGATTTACGCTTGTAAACCTATACATAAAACATCGGCGCCGTTGCTTATCAACCAAACGGTATCCCCAACGCTAGGATTGTAACTTTTTAGATATTTAACGCTAGGTAAAATATTTGAATCTCCAGCAATTTGAACATCAATAGATTTTGGAGCATTATTGCTTGCGGTTACATAAGCCTGACGTAAACGCAATCCAGATGATGGTTCTTTGATTTGTTTAACGAGATAACTTAGGTCCATTAGAATCTCCGAGTTCTTCCAACTGCGTTCATGGTTGCATTAGGCGATAACGGAATACTAATTGAGTCGATAACAAGGTTTCTATCTACGCCTGATTTATCGCGTGTAATTTTTACAATGTCATAGACATCGTGGGCGGGATTAACAATTTGGTCCCAAGTAATTTTTTCCGCTGCTCCAAGAACTTTGCGCAATTCAGCCTGGGCTGCGGTTACTGCCTCGCCTACTGTCAAAATTGTTGGAGATGACTTAAAAAGTGGAACCTCACCATAGGAATATCGATAGGTAGGAGAAGCAGGATTGTCGTCCCATGCAGTTCCAAGAACTCCAATTGAAAGGTTGGTTCCCTCTCCTGTATAAATAACACCATTGTAAGTATCGGCGCTGGAAAGAGAACGCGCTAATTGAGTCAAAACTGAATCAACCGTGTCTGTGTAAACCTGAACTGGCAAATCAATATCTGGGTCTGGAATGGGGCGCATACGACAAATCCCAACTGCATCAAAATATAAATCCATGCCCGCTGATTCTGAAATTTTTAAAGATTCTTTCCATGGGTCAGAAGATTGGTCGAGGGTTGGATATAAAAGAGTTGTTGTTTGATTGGTTGCTGGAAAAATTACTTGAATTTTAGGATAACGATTTTGAAGAATTTGCGTGATGGCTGTTTCTTTGGCAGTTCCGTTTGCAATATAAAAACTATGGTCGGTGAATTTAGCCTTTTGAATTCTCAGGCTGCGGTCTGAACCTTGAACTTCAATTTTTACACCTTGGGCTGTATCTGTAATGTTTACATCGGTAAGACCAAAAACTCCAAGCGGAACTAATTCCTCGGTTCCATCAACAAATTTTACTCCGCGGTAAACACGAAGTTCTCTATTGTATGGAAGAAAAATTGCAGAACGATTATTTTTAGGAACCAAAGTTCCATCGTAATCAACAAAAGTTAAAGAACATTGGCGCCTGATTGAACGGCGGTTATCAATTGTTACTTCACCATCAACAGGAGATGCAGTGCTAATAATTTCACCGTTGGCAATGTCATAAATCTCAACGCGCACCATGCTGATATGAGATTGACGGACTGCGGCTAAAAAAACGTCCGATACTGGATACATTAGGGAGCATCTACTTCAAAATAATTGACTTTGATAGTTCTAATTAAATTAGTTAAAGGTCCTGATTCAACGTAATTTCTATCAACGAAACGAACGTATTTTTGGCGACCAAGTGGGTCGTGAACATGAAGAACGCCTTGGTAAATTAAAACAGGTTCAAAGGCTGCCCATGCGGTTTCTCCCTGCACGGTAATTTCATAACTACCATCAACACCATAAATACTTCCAGCAACAACAATAGTTTTTGCCGCACCCAAAGGTTTAAAACTTCCATAAGATTCAACAACATTTGAACTCAGTGGTTGTTGAACGGCAATATTATCTACTTTAATAGATGGTTTTTGAGGCGCAACAAAAGACCAGTATCCAGGGTTTAAAACTTGAACTGGTGCCGAAGTTGTATATCCAGATGAGAGAGTAGCCATTATCCAACCGCCGATGCTTTAGCCCGATAGTAAACAACAGAATCAAGAGGAACTTCATAATCATTTAATTGAGCAACTTGAGATGAGTCTGCTGTTACTGGACTATTTCTAATAGCAGAATAAGTTATTCCATTATCATCACTGCGTTCAACATTAAAAGCAAATGAAGAAAAACCACCTTTAGTCCATGTGGGTGACGCCCCAGCATGAAAAGCAATTTTATCTGCATAGTGAACTTCTGAAGCAATAGCGGATGCAACTCTTACATAAACTTTAGCAAATGCTGCCGTTGCTGGCGCTGTTGCGGTTACCGTTTTTTGACTCCATGCAGAAGTTGAGTCATTTGAAGCAGTTCCATATGTAGTGCTAATTGATACTAAAGCGGATGTATACCATTCAATTCCTACTGAACATGAACGAGCAGTAGCCGCTGCCTTAAACTCAGCAGTTGCAGAAAATTCAAGGTTTGGAGTTACTGCCACATAAGTAGAAGTGTTGGCAGCCATGGTGCCAATTGCTGTTGCGGTTAAGGAAAGCGAAGCACTGCCTGAACTTGCTTCAGCGGTAGAACGGGCTATTGAGCAATTTGTGGCAACTTGCCAACCCGTTGTATCTGTTTCAAGTGATGCTTGATTTGCCGTTAAAACATTTGTTCGACCATAAACGGTGACGGCAATTGAACCATTGTTCGAGTCGTAAGCAGCGGCAATGCTGGGAGATGCGGGAGAATCAATACCCATGGTGAATTGACTATAAGCCCAATCACTAAAGTAATTAATACCATTAACTAATTGAGCAGTTTTTACATAAGCCCGATATGTAGTGCTATTTGGCAAATCAACTTCAAGTGATTGACCTTTATTTGTTGCAGTAATAATTCCAGTATCTAAAATGGCAGTAGAAGTGTTTGGGCTAAATCCAGATGCGCTGTATTGAGCAGAACTGTAAATTTTAATTTCATAGGCTGATTGTTCAGCACCGTCACTGTTGGTGTATGTCCAAGTGACTGCTGGAAAAGACGTATCAGTGATTGTTCCACTAGGAGCCGTAACGGTAGTTGTAGGTTGAGATGTTGTTAAAACATCAATATAAACTTCTAAAAGTTGAGAGCGGTCACCCGAGGCTGTGGAGCCATCTTGAAATTTGACTACAAGATTATCAATTAGCGTTTGTGACCAGGCTGAACCATCGGGAGCCGTTGTTAGATAAAGAGAGGCATCAACTGTTGCGGTAGCAAAAGTTTTTTGTTTTGTATACGGCACTGAATAATAAACCGTGCGACCATTGCGGTCAGTAATAACGCCTAAACTTAATTGAGCAAGTCCGTTTGTTCCTACGCTAAATTTTGCTCTAAGATTTACCGATACAACTTTTTCTGTTGCGGTTAAGGTTGTTGTTCCAAATTCCATTTCGTAGGCTGCTGGAATTGTTGTGCTTGTTCGAGTTAAATAAGTTGAGTCGCTGTTGTCTGATAACGCCGCATATGCGGTTGCAGCACCCCCTGCAATAGTAAAAGCGGTTTCGTTGTTCCAATTAGCATTTGGGCGTAAAGTATAAGTAGCCATTACTTAGCCGCCAATTCTTTTCCGAGGGTTGCAAATGCAGCCTGAATTGCATCTGTAACTATTTGGGTTGCTTCTTCTGGGGTTGTAGCCTTTGAGGTATCAACTGAAATTTTAAACGCACCCTCTGCAACATTTACGACTGTCCCATTGCCACCGATACCAACTGTTGCATCGCTTGCGATTGAATTATATTTATTTTGTGCATTAGAAATCATGGCTGGATAACCCGCGGCAACCATGCCTTGCTGACCAATTGCCGCTCCTGCAAATTCAATAGCCTTTTGCAAACTGCTTACTTGGTCTACCGCTTCTTGACCCCCGCCAAGGATTGCGGCGGCGAGTTGAGCGCCCTTAATTGGTCCTGCCTCAATAATGTCTTTTAGAGCGGAAGCGTCTAAATTCATGGCTTGCAATTGTGCAATTTGTGCCGAGAATTGAGTAGCCTTATTCAACTTCATCTGCATATTCTCAATAAGAGATTTAGCCTGTGGAATAAATCCGTCTGGAAGTTCTACACCTTTGAGTCCAGCAAACCCAATAATGGTGTCTTTAAGACTGTTAGCAAAATCTTTTGCAGCCTGTTGTAAATCATCCATGACTTTTCTAATGGAATCTAATCCAGCAGTCATTGCGTCGCGGATTTTTTGCATTTGGTCCGCTTTGTTTTTAATATCGGCAGCAGTATTTTTGCCTAATTTATCTGCTGAATCTGCGTTTTTATTTGCGTCGTTTCCTTTAAATGTTTCTTTAAGTTTTGCAAGAATATCGCCAAAACCAACTGTTTCTTTTAGACTTGCCACAAGGTCCCCAATTCCACCTGTGATTTTGCCTAAAACATCGCCTGATAAAAATGATTCAATGCCAGCGCTGATTCCAATAAGCATTTTTCCAGCGCTTGTAGAAACATTTCCAACTGAATCTACCAATTTAGAACCAATTTGAAATTCTTTCATGGTGCTTAATTTGTCAATAACAAATCCAAGCGCTCCTGATGCCTTTTCAGCGCCAGTTACAAGAAGGTCAATTGCTTTTATTGGGTCAAGGTTTCCAGTAAATTTAACAATTGCTTCGCCAACTTTTGACATAGCATTTGCAACCGTTGAAAGTGCGCCCTCTGCTCCAGTCGTGTAATTACCCCATGATTGAGTTTCCTTAGCCAACGCCAGACCCACAGAAGTAATTGCATCAATGCTTTTAACCGCATCTGTGCTTAATTTTGAGGTTGTGGCATTTGTTGCAGTATCATCAAATGCTTGAACGGCATCAGTTGTACCTTTAATAGCGCGAGCCATTCCTTCTAAGAAACCTGAAACCGCTCCGCCAATTCCTGGAATTTTGCTTGCTAAAGAAGCAAGCCAATTAATTAAACTTGAAAGTTTATCTCGAACAAAATCCATAAATTTGCCAATTGTTTCATTAGCAATAATTTTGACAATATTAGCAATAAAACCCGCGGCAGTTGAAATTGCACTTACAACTTTACCCCACACCATGCCAATAAAATCTTTAAACATTCCAAACCAATGTATTAAAGTTGCCACACCTTTAAGAACATTTGCAAAAACTTGAAGAACAATATTAATTGCTCCCCCAATAAATTCTGCAACAAATTTAAATACATTTGCAACTATTTTTGCTAAAGTTGAATGACCTTTAAACAAATAAACAAAAGCGTCTAACCAAAACTTATAATATTTAAGAACAAATTGAACTACCGTTAAAACAGTTGAATAAATAAATTGAAACACATCTGCAACAACTTTACCAAAAGTAGTATGTGTGTCCATCAAAGAACCAAAAGCAATAAGCCAATGTCCAATCCAATTGAGAGCAGTTCCAATTACAGTTCCAACTACTTGCGCAATAATGTTAAAAACTTGTGTAATTATTTTTCTTGCCGAGTCGTTGGTATTGTATAAAACAACCATGGCTGCTATAAAAGCAAAAATTAATCCAACTATTAATGCAATTGGGTTTAATTCTAAAATGGCGGTCAAAGCAGCAAAACCAGCGGCAAGCCCTCCTGTTGCAGCCTCCGCAACAAGCATTGCTCCAGCCATAATATCCATAGCAACACCAAGAGCAATGGATACGGCTCCAGTAATTGCTTCCCAAGCGGCAATTGCCATTAAAGTAAGTTTGTAAGCACCAAATGCTAACGCCACTATTCCAACAGCAATCCCCAATGCTTTAAAAACACCAGCAAAGCGTTGAATAAAACCAATAGTTCCTCGAACAATTGCGGCTAAACCGTTAATAATTGCCCCAGCAGCACCGACTGCGTAACCCAAAACATTGAGTATGGCAAAACCAACATTTTTTGCAATATTCACAATTGGCATAAGCGCTTTTCCAAGATTTACAAAAGCCTCACGAACCTTTGTCGAAGTTGTTGCCAAAACAAGTAAAGCAACGGGAATTCCGCTTCCTCCAGCAAGAAAACCTAATAATGTTCCTAATACTGGAACCATAGAAAATAAAGCCGCGCCGCCAAGAGTCGCAAAACCAGCGGCGACAGCAAGCAAAATTGGCAAAATATTATTTAATGTTTTAGCCAATTTTTCTGTATTAATTTTTACTTTATCAATTTTTTCAATGTAACTTTTAAGTCTATCGATAAACTTTGTAATCGGAGTAAAAATGTGAACCATCACGGCACTCAGCGCTGTAATTATGTCGTGAAAAGCACCAGTACCTTCAACTGCGGTTACTATTGATTTTTCTAAATGGTAGAGGGAAACAATCATTGGACCAATTCCCTTGAGAAGCGCCCCGCCTACTGCAACCATTAAATCATTATTAAGGCGAGCAAAAGAACGAAGAACTTTTCCAGGACTTGTCATAGCCGCTTCGTATGTTCCAGCAACTTTTGCTCCCTCTTCAAGAGCCATATTCATAGCAGCCTGAACTTTTTGAGCCGCGGTTAGTTGTTTGGTTGATATGCCTAAACTTTGAGCCATCTTTTCATATGCACCTTGAACGGAGCCATTGACGCCAGCAGATTTAAAAAGTTCTGAACGCTGAGTCATAACAGCATAAGTTAAAAGTTGAAATTCTTCGGTTGAGTTTTTACCTGAAAGAACTGCAAGGTCTTGCGCAGTACGGGCTAATTTTGAAGCATCAGCCAATTTTAAGTTATTTTGGGCAAACATCAAAGCGGAGCGTTGCGCCACCGCCATTTCAATACCCATTGATTTAATGCCATGGGCAGCATTGTTAATAGCGTCATATCCAAGTCCAGTTGATTTACCAACTGCATTAATTGCAATATCTAATTCTTGTACACGGGCGGCAGCCATAAAAGATTGCACACCTAAAGCAATAAGACCGCCAATACCAGCAGCAGCGGCAACGCCGATACCAGTCATGGCGGAATTAACGCGAGAAGCGGTATTCGTTAATTGATTTGCTGCGGCAGTTGCATTGTTCATGCCCTGCACAAATTGTGCAGAGTCAGCGGTCAGGCGAGCGCGTACTTCCATGGTTGGAGTATCAGCCATTATCTCGCCTTTCTATTCGCTTCTTCATGTTCGTCTGCGCGAATAGCCCAGACTGCTGCCCACTCTGTTAATTCTTTGCTAGATAGGGGGCGGTGAGCGGGGCTTCCGTAAAGAAGTTCGCCCACCGTCCTACCTAATTTTTCTGCTAATTCGAAAAGAAACCTACGCTCAGGATTCTTGTGGAAATCGGTTAGCCGCTTCGTCTACCGCCGTATCAGTAAATCCAGATTGACCCATGGCTTTTGTTGCAAGACGTTCAATAACTGAACCGTTCTTGGAAAGAATTGCCGCTTCGTCGCCCTTTTTAAAGATAGGTAACCCTGATTCTGGGTCATAAACAGTTGCAATAACGCAAAGTGCATACATCAAAGAAATATCTACTTTATTTGCGCTACCTGCTGTTGATGCTTCGGTTAATCCTGCACGTTCTGCGGCGGTCATAGAACGAATTTCAACAGAAACTCCCCACTCGGGGACTTCCACTAATTCTTTCGTAATATCATCTGCGCCGAAAATTGTTTCGCGTAAACTCATTTTATTCTCCTTGGACACTAGGTTGGTCACGATATATTAGGTTATATTAGAAAGTTGTGCGAGTTACTGCGCCAGTGATTTGAATATCAGCGGTGTATTTTACGACATCGCCCACGGTGCCGCTCTTCTGGTATGAAGTCACATAGCCAAGACCTGTGTACTTAACAAAACCAGCAGTAGAGCCTTCTGGACCGTAGTTCCAGTTAAGCGCTGTTGCATAACCAAGAACGCCACCAAATAGTGCGTCTACTGTTGCATCGAAGGACCCTGAAATTGAAATCGTGCCATCGGTCAAACCGACAATGTATGCCTTCGCAGATGCTCCAAAAGCGGTGACCTCAGCCGTGTCTACCTTTGCAGGGAATGACACATCTGTAAGTGTGTTTGAAATGTCTGTAAGTGATGCAGACGAGTTATCTAACTTGAATACCGTTGCTTTACCATGGCGGAAAGTTGGCATTTTTATTACCTCCTAGCGAAAGCCACGGTTGGTGTGGCTGAACCTGTTGAACCTGCGACTGTATAGGACACTCGTAGGTATCTTGGAACTGCTGTTCCAGCAGCAACAAGAATTCTTTCTGATGTTTTTGTTGATGAGGAAACGGTTGCAAATGTTGCTAAATCTGCAAATGTTGAGTTATCCGCAGATGACTGAACTTTTGCGATTATTGTTCCGTTTCTTGTATTGGTTGGAACTGAAATAAAGGCAACTCCGCCGTTGGTTGAAGCCGCTCCGTTATCAACACCTGTTCCGTTACTTGTTGCAGAAATTGCCGAACCTGATGAAAGAATTACACCATGGTCTACGCTTTCTGAAGCCTGAAAATCTGCTGAAGTTTTAATTGCATCTCCAACTGAAGCGCTAACTTGGTAAGAACTGTTATCAGCCTGAAGCATGATTGCGCGAGTTCCTACTGAATGTCCTTCAAGAGCGGCAATTAATTTTTGTTTTGTTGTGCTTCCTTTTACTCCAGCAAAATATTGGTCGGTTCCAGTGGATACTGTGGACTCAAAGAATCCTGAAAGGCTGGCTGTTCCATCTTGGTTCCCAACAATGTATGCCTTACCAGCAGCGCCAAACGCTGTAATATCGGCAGTATCTACTTTGTCTGCTGCGGTTAAATCTGTGAAATATGTTGAAAAATCGTATTCATCAATAAATACGGCAATGTTTTTACCATGGCGAAATGTAGGCATTAGATTTCCTCATCTTCTGGGGCAGGGGTTTCTTCAACTATTGGAGTTTCCTCAACAACAGGAGTTTCAATTACTACTTCAGCCTTTGGCACTTCAATTTTTTTGGCTGGCTTGCTTGCATCTTCAATAGCGCCGATTTCAAGGAGCCATGAGATTGAGGTTGCTGGCAGGTCGCTAACTGTCTGACCTTCTTCAGCGCGTTTATTAGGTGGGTAATCAATACCCTTTAGAACTCGGTAACTTGCCATCTAAATCTCCTTCGTAACGGCATATGGGTAGCCCCATATAACCGTTTAGGTCACTGGGACACGAAGGCAAACGATAAAGATGGGGCGACTAGCGCACAGTAATCAAAGTGTATCAGCAGGAAATTTGGGCATGAAAAAACCCCTGGACTCTTCCCCGTGGTCCAAGGGCTTTTTCGTAAATTAAACTATTAGACTAAGACCTTTGCTACAACATAATCTGAACTAACAAAGAACTTTTCCCCTGATTCAACAACAATTCCAACTCGCTTCAAAATGGATTCGCCGTTCCAGGTTTCGTAGCCAAGCCAAAAGATTTCTCCTTCAGTTCCCTTAGCAACTTTGCGACCTTTAACAACCACAACTTTTTGCCCCTTAACTATTGCGCCATTTTCCAACTGGGATTTTATAATTTCTTGGTATTTAACAATTTCGCGCTCGTCACATTCGTGAACTGGGTAGATAGCCTTACCGCCATCTGTGTAATCAGCAAAACGGCTGCTGACAATTTCAATGCTGGCAATATAAAATTTGCCGCTTTTGGACTCACACTTGACAACCTGGCGCCCGCATTTAAAGCAAGGCTTTGAACTTTCAACTGGCTTTGCCATTTCTATCCCCTTTCTTACAAGGACATTATACCAAACCCCAGTTAAATAATCAACCCTCTCTTCGGGCGCGTTCTTCCCTAATCATGGCTAAAGTCAGGAAGTATCCAATTCCATCGACCACGGTATCGGGCTTAGTCTGATGGGCTTCGCGGGCAATCTTCATGCCAACCATACAAAGGGCTACTTGCTCAGGAGTGACCTCTGTAGCCAATATGACGGACCAAATCTGTGCTGCCCTACCAAAGTTATCAAGAGGATGCCCATAAGCCTCCTGGCGCTCTCCTGACACCAATTCAGCCGCAAATGCGGCTATGTCACGCGGGTCATTCATCGGAGCAGTTGCAGGTCGCTCATCCCTGCTTCCGATACCATGAATGTCAGAACTCCCACATCCGCAATCTCGCCTGTTGATTGTCGCCACCATACGCTCCCGCCATCTAATGCTGGGGCTTGAATCCATTTGACCCCGCCCCAGTCCGCTAATTTAAGTGAATGATAGTGACCTGATACCAAAATGTCGCAATCACCGATGGACTGCCGACCCAGGGTTTGGTCAGCAATCCAACGGCGTAACCTGCCCTCAACTCCCTGTCCCGAGCGAGCGAGGTGACCATGGGTAATGCCAATAATCTTTCCGCATACCTCAATAGTCAGACTAAGTTCTTCTTTAGGAATAGCAAATTTAATATGCCCATAGGCTTCAGGATTAGCCGCAAAAATTTCGGCTACTGATTCAACCAGGGCTACATCATCATTGTCATTAAGAGTGGTAAATGCTTTTCCGTTTTTGCGGTTTTCACCATGGTTGCCTCCGATTACGGCAACTGTAATTTCAGGCGCAAATTTAGCCCAGCGGATAAGGGCATCTCGAAGCAAACGGCGAGCAATTTTTACTTGGTCGCGGCGGTCCACTTCAACTGTGAATGTTTGAATGTCGTAATGACCGTCGCATCCTTCAACTAAATCTCCAAGGCAAAGGACTGTAATTGAATCAATTGGACGCCCCATTTTTTTAAGTTCTTTATATCGGCTTTCTACATCATCAATAGCCTGTAACCATCGACCTACTAAACCTTTAAGTCCGTCCCCGTCACGCTTACCAGTCTGCCAGTCCGCGGCGCATACCACTAAACTAGCGTTCCCTGTAATTTCTTTTTTGGCGCGAGGCTTATGTTTTCTTATATCTTCAATCAAATGGTCTATATCGGCTCGCTCTTTCGCGCTCTTTCGGACGACCTTCCCTTTCCATTGGCGGTTCAACACGCCCAGCGGGTCACCCCACACGTTAAAAAGGACGGGTTCAACAACTGCGAAATTTGCAGGGTCTAAACCCCACATACGCAAAACTCCTGACCAATCAGGGTGCGTATCGCCTTCCATTGGTTCGGTTGTAATTAATCCTTCTAAACCATCCCAAGAAACTCCTGGGGTCCAATCCGCGCTGCGTTTGCGTGACTCAACTACTTGAGTAGTTTGATTTTCAGTAGTTTTTAATAGGTTATCTATTGCATCATCAAGATTCAATCGGACACCTGCATCCGTCTTTGCCCATCAACCTTCTTCTATGTCTGCGCATAACATCAGAGCCTATCGTAATGTCATATTGCGCTAGAAGTTCGGTGAGCCTAGCGGATTGCACATTTGGATTTATTAAAGCGGCTTTAAACTTTGATTTCATAGGTTCTTCCATGGTGTTTGTTAATGCACCAACAGAACAACCTTTTTGTATTTTTCCTTGACCTTCTAAGTTTTCTAATTGAGAAAGAAAATCAACCTGATTTATTTTTTGACTTGCATCGGGGGCAACGGATGCTCCACGGGCGGGACGCGGCTTCGAAGAGGAGCCTGTCGCATTTCCAGCATCTTTGGAACTCATCGGTTGTTGCATTTCTGCCATAAGGGTCAGCCACTCTCTCTTGAGGAGCCTGTGGCTCCACTATTACTTCCTCACTAGACATCGATAGTTTACCGACACTAGAGGGCGATATTTGTTATCGACACCAACAAAGTTCACAGAACCCATAGGCTCTATTCGCATGATGTTGATACCTGAAATGGTGACATTAGTTAGAGGAGCAAGCAAGTTACGAATGTTATCTGCGCTATCTCGGGCTGCTGGATAATCTTCTCGGGCTGCTCGGACAACAACTTGAATCATAGGGTAATCAACAACAATTCCGCCTGTACCCATGGTGAAAGCAGGTGAAGAACCTGAGTTCTCATAAACGGCAATACAAACATCTGGAGTTTCAGGCATAACCTGAAGAAAAATATTTGTGCCAAGGGTGCCGTATGAATTGGTAACTAGGTAATCACCAATAGATTCCAAAATGGTAGCCATTATTTTGCACTCCTTGATAGTAGGTCCATAATTCTAG